CCTCCTCGCCAAGGTAATCCTTGACTCAGGTGTTCGCTGCGAGGGCAAGAACCCTGTTGAGGTTGGTAAGCTCCAGCTCAACGGCCAGGACCGTTTCACGGAGCGTGAGGGTTCGTACTTCGACAAAGTGCAGCCTTACCAGCACCACAGCCGCTCGCCAAGCACGGGTATCAACGTTTACTCGTTTGCCCTTCGCCCCGAAGAGCACCAGCCCAGCGGCACGTGCAACTTCTCGCGTATCGACAAGGCGACGCTTCAGCTCACGGTTTCGCTCAACACGGTTACGGGCGCTCGCACGGCCCAGGTCCGCGTGTATGCCCTCAACTACAACGTGCTCCGCGTCATGAGCGGCATGGGTGGTCTTGCGTACAGCAACTAGACGTTTACGTTGTGGATCTTTATACAATTTTCAATCAAAACTCAAAACAAAAACACAATTGATATTGCAAATGCAAATTCAATTGTGTTAAAAATATAAATGTATCCTTGGTTAAAACCTTTTGCAAAAAAAGATAATCGTCCTCCCGGAACTATTGGAAGATACTTTAACTTAAACCCTTCGGTTAAATGGTCGACATATATTCCTATTCAAAACAAACCAATAAAGTATCTTGAAATTGGTGTTGCTGACGGAATACATGCTATTCATATTTCTGAAAGTTACTGCAAACATCCTAATTCAAAAATATACTGTGTTGATCCCTGGCAAGATTATGACGAATATCCCGAATACAAGGGCCAGCAAGATGTAGCATGGAAATCATTTAATACGAATATAGCCACATACAAACTTCAAAATAAATGTGTAATTAAACGGGGCTTTTCTGGAGACATAGTTCCTACATTTCAAGATAATTTTTTTGATATTATATTTGTAGATGGAAATCACGAAACCGAATTTGTTTATAAGGATGGTTGTATGTCTTTTGAAAAATTAAAATCTGGCGGATATATAGTTTTTGACGACTATCTTGCTTACTGGTGGCCTCAAACTGTAATGGGAATTGATAGATTTTTGGAAGAACACAAGGATAAACTAACAATTATTCATAAAACTACTTTATTTTCCCAAGTTATTATTCGTAAGCTATAATAATGTATGCTTTGAATGTATGGCAAAAAACTGAAAAGAATCCGGATGAATTTATTATAAACGCTTCTGAAACTAGAGGTTCAGATTCAGAAGTACCTTTTCCAATCGGGCTCTGTTTTTACTGGTACAAATTTTCTGAAACATCTCTGGTAAAAGATCATTCAAAAACAGTTCTTCTTGCAATAAAGACATTTACTGATGAAAAAAGGCGTTCAAAACTATCTGTCAATAGAAATATCATTGTTTCGAATCTTGAAAAGAATGGTATTAAAAACATAAATCTTGAACCTTATGATTATTTTAGAGAAATTGGTAACTATAAATTTGTAATTTCTCCTGAAGGAAATGGTAGTGATTGTCATCGGCATTATGAAGCTCTGATGTTTGGATGCATTCCTATTATTGAAAAGAATGAACGTATTGCAGAAAAGTACGCCGGATGCCCTATTCTGTGGACATATGATTATTCGGAAATTACGGTAGACTACTTAGAGAGAAAGTACGCTGAAATGATAGATAAAGTCTACGATTTTTCGAGATTATTTTTAAGTTATTATAATTCGGAACTTCAGAAAAAAATAAAAGAAAATTCAGAGTTCTGGAAAGAAAATTTTAAAGCTAAAACTAAAAGTATCCCTAAACTTATAAATGGACGATTCCAGTTTAGTTCCTGAAGGTGGTAAACGACGACGCACTCAAAAAGTACAGCGTGTTGGAAGCCGTGCAAAGGTTATGCACGGAGGCGCTGAAATGACGACGGGAGGTCTTCGAAAAGATCAATTGATGTATAATTCCAAAGGCCGAATTGTATCTAAAAAGCGTCACGCTACCATGAAACAGCGGCATAAAGTTTACGGAGGAGCTGAAGAAGAAAAGTAATGGAGGGCAATTTTTCTAATTTAGGCTATACGCCTCAGGAAAAGCACGATCTTGAATGGGGATATTATATTATGAACTTTATTCCCGAAGCATGGGATGTTCTGAGACTTCCGGATATTACCCAGGAAACTGATTTTGTTACCTTTTCTCACCCAAACAAAGATGTTCGTGGAACAATTAACGAAGTTGCCTTTAATTTGAATGAATTCACTATAAATATGGTTATGCGAACCATGGAAGTAATTGCAAAACATGACTGGAATTCTTATCGTAAACAAAGACTTATCACAATTTCATCTTCAGAATAAACTTAAACGAATTTAACTACATTCAAAAAATGCCGGAGTTTATTGTTGAAGCCAAAACTGTTCAGACTGGAGCAGTTCGAACTTTGACAGAAGCTCTGAAGTGCATTCTAGTTGAAATGAGCTTGATTTTTGATGCAGATGGGGTTCGGATGGTTGCAATGGACAATACCCGTACAGTTCTTGTCCATATGCGTTTGTATGCGGACAAGTTTGAAAAGTTTACCTATAAATACACCGCTCAGAAGTTTGTGATTGGAGTAAATACCGACCATCTTTATCGAATTATTCGTACTGCAACAAATGATGATACTATAACATTTTATGTAGAAACCACCGATCCCAATACTCTCGGTATCCTCCTCGAAGATGGTGAAAAGAAGCAGGTAACACGATACAAGCTCAATCTGCTTGATCGTGATGAGCCGGATATTTCTCTTCCCGAAACCGAGTTTTCGGCGCATATTACCATGCCGTCTGCCGATTTCCAGAAGATTTGCCGCGATATGACTTTGCTCGGTTCAAAGACAGTTGAAATTAAGAACGTGGGTTCCACTTTGACCTTTGGATGTAAAGGTCATTTTGCATCTCGAACTACGATTATGGGAGATTCCGAGAACGAGTTCAGTATTCAAAAGAAAGAAACTACTGAAATTGTCAGCGGAAACTTCTCGCTTCCTCATCTTGTTCTATTTACTAAATGTACCAACCTTTGCAATAATCTCGAGATTCATATGAAGAACGACTGGTTTCTGATGATTCGATATGTTGTTGCAAATCTTGGGTCAATTCAGCTTTGTTTGATGCCTTGTTCGACTTAATAATTTACCTAAAATGTATCCAATCATAACTTCAAAAATATCTATCAACATATTGGTTTCAAATGGATCCAAAAGTTGATATGCAATTGCAAGAACAAGAATTGGATGAAAAAAAGATCCAAGAAATCCAAACCATACATGGTAAAAAGAATTCATGTAATCTGTAAAAAGTTCTCTCATTACATTTCAATTTTATAAAACTTATGAATGCTCAACGAGAGCCTGCTTGTTAAAGATAAGGCCAACATACATACAGCCATGGTTTCTGCAACCATAAAGTGAATAGTCCAATCTTGAGGATCTAAACTTGTAAAATAATTAATAAGAGTAAAAAATGGAGATTCACTTTTAGTCAGAAGATATTCTGCTGCAAAAACTACACAAACTTTCAAAAATATATGCTGAAGCCATATGACAAAAACAATTAGAAACATTACACACTGTAGCCAAAAAGCTGGATAAAGTGTGTGAGAAATAATTACCATCAGAATTATAGATATACATATTGTGATATGGATAACGCCAAGGATATATCCCAAAACTTCAAGATCTTTAGTCATCCAACTATACAAAATTTTAAGTAAAAAAATAATTCGCTGTTTTAAGTACTCTTTCATTTTTTCCATTTATCTTTATCGCGGTCTTCCTCCGTGAGGAGTGTACGCAATACCTTCTCCACCTTCAAGCAGAGCAATATCTGCGTTCAGAGCGGTTACTTTGCTTACTGTTGATTTGGTGTTCCAAATTTTGATGATCGAGTTAGGGCCTTTGGGAGAAATAGATACGCCGACTAGAGTGTTTGCAAAATCTGCTTTGAGAAGTTCTTCGGACGCACAATTGACCACCATTTCTACAAACACATGTGTTGAATCTGTAGAACTGATCTTCTTGGACCAAGCTCCTCCGCCTGCGTTCTCGGGAGCTTCCCACATAGGCCTGTACCCTTCACGCATGAAGAAGTACATTCCTGAAATGAGCATTTCTGGCGAAATTTTTTCAAATATTGCCCATAGATGGTACGAACATTTTATATCTCCAATTCTGATATAGCTCTCTAGACTATAATCTTGATTTGCCGGATCATGAAACCAGAGGATCCATGTATCTCGAAGAGGCTTCAGCGAATCCTCCATTTTTATACTATTGCAAATACTCTCTAAAACGAATTCGTTTTATAGTAAATTATGTAGAATATAACAAGATGTCCGTGTCTACACAGATGATCTACTCCGTGAGGTACTTGCCCCACAATCTCCCTGATATAATTCTGTCGCGACTAGCCCTACTTCCAACAGTTCCGGCTCCCTACAAAGCCTTTCGAGGCGGCGGCGGTGGAGGTGGTGGTGTAAAGAAGGTAGTGGTCAATGATAATTGGCGCAAAGATGCTTACATTAACGTAGTGAGGATGGTTCGTGAAAAAGGCGATCCAAGCTATGAAGAAATTAATGGTTGCTTGAACAAAGTGGCTCAATCAAGTCTCTTTAAACTTACTGATAAAATTATTGAAATTTTGAAGAAAAATGATGAGATGTTTCGCCTTCGTGTCATAACTCTTATATTTGATTTTGCTACACGCAATGATATTTCAAGCACTCTTATGAGTCAAGTATCCAAACGTATTTGTGATGCTATTCCAGAATCTTTTGAGGATGTAAATACTCAAATTGACATGTTTCCCGAAGTTTATAATATGAATAAAACTGTAGTTATTGACAACAAAGAAGGCGATTTCAGCGATGCTCGCTGTGAGTATGTTCGTCTTCGAAACCAGCGCAAAGAGTATGCATCTTTCATGATGAAGCTCGTCCTAGTTGGACTTGTTAATGTCTCGGTAGCCGACGAATGGATTGTAAAGGTCCTTACTGATCTTGCAGAAGTTGCGAAACAACCAAAGACTCCTCAGACTGAAGAAAATATGTCACAACTGGTTGAGTTCCTCTTCCAGATTTCTGGAAAACTTACTGCTGAAATGAAATTTATTAAAGATAAAATTGCAGAGTCTCTTCGAATGATTCTTGCGATTCCTCGCATTGAACTTCCGAGCTTGAACACTCGGACAAAGTTTAAGATTGAAGACACTCTCAAGAACTGCGTTTAGCAACCTGTTTCATAAAAGAACTGACAATATAAATGGCGACTGTTCCTCCAGCAAGTGTTCTTGTGCGAGCTGCGCAAGTATCTATTGATCAGGACCGACCAATTTATCTAGATTATTACCGGGACAGTCTTGAAAAGAAATGCTGTATTGGTGTTCGCGAGTCTGAAAAACTTCTTGTGAAATCTGATAGCGAATATACGTCTAGTATTGAGTCTGTTTTTAAGTGTGAGACCTGTTATATTGTGATGACTGAAAACAGCCTCTATATCGTGTCGAATGAAATTCCTGTAAAGAAGATTCTGTCGTCTAAACAGGAGTAAGAAATGACATCAATGGACATTGCATTCCCGCCTCCACACTTTATGCTTTTTGAACCTTTGAATGATATTGAAACCACAAAAATTTGGAAAAAGTATAAGGAAGAAAACAGCCATCGTGCAGAGTTCACAGAAATAGATGCTGCGGAGATAAATTCAGTAGACACTTTTTCTCCATGGTTTGATACTTGGATAAGTCAAACTCCTTCCAAAGCTTCTTCATATGTTCGAATACTTCTTATTTATCATTCAGAATTTCTGACCTTTTCATGTCAGCAAATGCTGCGAAGATCGCTGGAGCAACGATCATTTAAGTGCCGTGTTTGGTTTCATGTTGAAGATCATACAGTTATTCAAGCAGCTATTCAAAGCAGAACTATAATAAAACGAATTCCAACTTACTTGCATTATCCCATAATAAAAGAACTATGAAGGTCGTCGTATTTACCGATGGTGCGTGCACAAACAATGGTAAGTCTAAAGCTCGAGCTGCATGGGCAGTGTGGTTTCCCGATCACGAATCTATTTCAGAAGCGGACTTTGTAGCTGCAGATGAGAACCAAACTAATCAACGCGCAGAACTTACTGCAATAAGAAATGCAGTAAAAATTGTAGAAAAGAACTTTTCCAACGATACAGACTTATACATTTACACTGATTCTCAATATTCGCAAGACTGTTTAACAAAATGGCTTCCCGCCTGGGTTTCAAACGACTGGAAAACTCGGCAAGGAAAAGCAGTATGTCACCGAGATTTAATTGAAGAAACTACAAATATGCTAAGCATGTTCAAATCATACACAATTGTTCATGTCGAAGCTCATACTGGTGGAATTGATTACAACAGTAAGAATAACGCTATTGCCGACCGTATGGCTACTAAAGTTTTGAATCCACATGAAGAAGTTAAAATTATCACAAATACTCAAGCTCCAATTGAAGGTCTTCCTATTTCTCTAATGGGCCCTCCTGTGTCTGACTTGGTTCTTGTTGAATGGTGTCGATCTAATCTTCCAATGCTAGATCCTCAGGCTCTGAACTCTGCTTTAATTTCAGCACTTTCAAAGACTGTGAAGAAAAAGGGATTCGAATTAGTTAAACAGAAACTTCATAGAACAACAAATTATCGACTGGTAGCCTCCAATTTAATTACAGAAACTACCGTTATTACAAAAGAAGACGAAGAATGAGTGTTACAGCATATCATTTCTGGTCGCCAACATGCGCCCCATGTAATCACATTAAGCCTAGCATTGAAGATTTAAAAGAAGATTTCCAGAATGTAACTTGGGTATCTGTAAATATATCTGACGACAAGGATGGGTTTGCTGAAAAATATTCAGTGAAAGTCGTACCGACAATCGCAGTTGAATGGAACGGTCGTGTTGAAAAGCACTCCGGAACTAATGTTGCAGGATATTATCGCATTCTGCGTCTTACTCAGAAACAGTAGTCGTAATTAGCTGACCATTCTTGTACAAATCGCAAACAAATTCATCACTGTCGTCCATCTTATGAGATTGCTGGACGTCAGGTCCATCTTTTTTTGCATAACTCTTTACTAGCGAAGGTTGTGCCGGTTTTCCAAATACTTCTCCTAGTGAAAGGTTTGTAAAGTTTTCTGGAAGACTGCTGTATGGAAGATATTGAGGAGCTGTTGCCTTCAGTATTCCAAAGGTACCGCCTCCTATTGCAAACCCAATAAGGAGTGATAGAACAGACCCTAGAGGGCTTACTGTGCACTTACCATATGTATTTTGAATCGAAAGTGAACCTGCTTGCAAGAATACAACAACTAATAATGTTGCAAAAACAGACCACCCATAACTATTACTTTCAAATGCTGAACCAGTGTAAAATGCCGAAAACATATAATAAGTTAAAACACTGGCCGTAATACCAATACCATGTGAAAAATACTTCAAATCTCCAAAGAAAAGTGGTATATCACATACATATTTTCCAACAACTGTTGAAGACTCCATTATTAATCTGTATTCTTTAAATATTTCATTTAAGCAGAAGAAGGAAGTCTTTCACTAAAGTTTCCAGCCGTTCCTATAAATGAAAATGTAGAGGTTGTTGCTAGTTTATCCATAAGAAATAGGATTCCGGAAGTTACAAATGATATGATTGATGGAAACATAAATCCAGGCTTAACAAGTAGAATTGAAAGAATAG